CATTAAAAACGCTGGTAAAGCTGTTGTAATTGATGGGTTGGGTCAACATGGTAAAGTTGCACCGTTAGGTTTTTCTCCCCGTGAAATGCAGAATGTTCTTGGTCGTAAAATGACTATGGAAGAAATTGCTGGCGCGTTCGGGATACCTATTTCAAAACTTAAAACTGAAAGTGTAAACCGAGCGAACGCCGAAGCCGGGAACTATCAGTGGATGGTAGACGCTATCCGACCTCGACATAGACTGATCGAAGAGACGATTAACAAGTATCTATTACCGATGTTCGATTCGTCTAACCGTCTATTCTGCGCATTTGATAACTGTGTCCCGCAAGATCGGGAATGGGAAGTTAAAGAACGTGAAATGAACCTTAGAATGAATCTAACGGTTATAAACGAAGAGCGTGCAAAGATCGGGTTATCGCCGGTACCTTACGGTGACATTCCGTGGGCACAAGTCCAGGTTCAACCGTTAGGCACACCTATACCGGAACGGAGTACTGGGAACAAACAAAATGAACAAGAAGAAACTGAATGAAGAAGAGGCTGTCCGATGGATAAAAGATACTGGGGTTGTCGAACTGTTACGTTCGGGCCGGAACGTTTCTTATCCCGATCTGTTTATCGATCCGGTTCAACATTGGGCGTTAAGTGTCTTATTCTCAAACTCGGCTATTTTACAAGGAGATAACAGACGGTGGTATATGTAGGAGAGATTATCGACCGGTTACCGGCTCGTATCCAAACTATAGCTAAAGAATATGAAGATAAAGAATATGTACGAAAAGCTATGGTCGTAAAAGCCGATTCGTTTCATCCTGGCGAACGGTCGGCAATACATTGGATTAGTACGCTCGATGTTGATCGGGTAAAAGAGGTTATGGACCCGGTCGGTGCTAATACAAAAGAGTTTGACCAGTCTAATACGGTGTTCTGGGGTCATGACTATGACAAGATCGTCGGATCGGCTATGTGGACGAAACGTGACCGTGCCCGGGGTATAAAAGCTAAAACCCGGTTCGCGTCTACACCGTTTGCAGACGAAAAGTGGCAGCTTGTACGAGACGGACATGTAAAGGCGTGGAGTATAGGGTTTATACCGCTTAAATCTATACTTCGTGGCGGAGATGGATGGACAGATGCTATTAACTCGTTAAAAGAACGTAGTCCGGACTTTTCTGTTGGTGACGCCGAAACGATTATACTTAAATGGGTGTTGTTGGAATATTCGTTGGTAGGTGTACCGGCTAACCCGAACGCGTTGAATATAGCTGTGTCGAAAGGGTTATGGACGAACGACGAGATCGTAGAAAATGAATCGGATGAGGTTACAGAGGTTCGGGAACCAGTTGTAGATGAAAAGAATTTGTCCTCAGATAATCACGATGCGTGTTGTACAATTGAACTTATTTCACAACCTAAATCTGAACCACAGATAGTTATACCGATTGTACATGAACAGAATTATAAACGTGATCTTGAATCTGAAGTTCGAGATGTTATTGACCGAATGAAAGGACGGGTGTAAATATGCAGTCTAGGGGCCAGCAAGGTCGCGAAAGGTATCGATCAAGCTCCCTCTGGTCCCGAATTTTTTGCTAGACCTAAAAGAGACGATATAGACTGATCATCTATGTTGAACTCGGCACGTTAGCCTCTGAGCCTTAGCTAAGGTAGGGTTCGGAGGCTTTTCTTTTAGGCGACATGTTTATTCATATCATAACGCGGAGATTGTAGATGTATCTGGTTGGAGAACCGATGGGACGGTTTAGGTTGGGTATATTGGAACAATCAACAGATGAATCGACATAACTGGATTATAACGGTGATTATTTATTATAAACGAAAGGAAAACAAGAACTAATGGAGACAATGGATGTTAAGCTCCTAAAAGATTGGGGCGATTATAAGGCTGGTGCAGAGTTGCGGATAGATAAAGAGCATGCACAGCAGCTTATTGACGATGGCACGGCGATTAGTCTTGAAGATGCCCGGAAACGTGAAGAGCAGGATGTTGCAGATGAAAAGAAACGGAAAGCGGAACTCCAGGCTGTCGTTCAACAGATCGTAGCTGAACAGCAGAAAGGAAAATCCGAACCAGAAGAATCCGAATCGGCTGAAAAACGGCATGTAGCTATTGAAGTCGGTCAAGATCGGCGGTTGCTCGATCCTACTGACGGATTTGAATATTTTGGCCAGTTCGCTAAAGCTGTCCGGGATGCTGGTATGCCGTCCAACTTAGCGAGAGGTAATGTAGACCAACGGTTAATCCGGCGTAAAACTGTCTATATGCAGGAAGGTGACGACGATCAGGGTGGATTTTTGGTGCCGGAAGGGTTTCGGGCGGAATTGCTTCAACGCACGTATGAAACCGGCGCGATAATCTCTAGATGTCGTGATATTCCGATGGGATCCCAGTCGATTAAGTTCCCGGCGATTAATGAGACTTCACGGGCCGACGGATCTCGACAGGGTGGCGTTCGGGTATATTGGACGGCTGAACTTGGCCGGAAAGAGACTAGTAAACCGAATTTCACTGAAGTCGAGTTGAATCTACATAAACTTACTGGATTGGCTTATGTATCTGACGAAATGTTGGAAGATAGCGCGATTAGTGTTGAACCGTTAATAAACAAATTGTTCGTTGAAGAGTTACGGTTTGTACTTGATAACGCGTGTATTCGTGGTACAGGTGCAGGTCAGCCGCTTGGTATTATGAATGCCGGGGCGTTGGTTACACAAGCTGCCGAACCGGGTCAGGCTGCTGCGACGATTGTATCCGAAAACATTATCAATATGTGGTCGCGGTTATATGCGCCATGTCGGGCGAATGCTGTTTGGTTCATATCACAGGATATTGAACCACAGTTGTACACTATGGCTGTGGCGATTGGTGCTGGCGGCGCGTTGGTATATCTACCTGCTAATGGGTTGTCCGGTAGTCCCTACGCTACATTGTTTGGACGTCCGGTTATTCCTGTTGAACATTGTTATATGCTTGGTACGGCAGGTGACGTGATTTTGGCTGATTTCGCTCAATATCTTCTAGCCCGTAAGTCTAATGGGATTAAAACTGCTAGTTCAATCCATCTTCTGTTCGATTATAACATTACAGCGTTTAGATTTGAACTGCGCGTTGACGGACAGCCATGGTGGAGATTGGCATTAACCCCATATAACGGTGGCGCTACACAAAGCCCGTTTGTGGTCTGTGCAACTAGGCCATAAGTATTATAACCTTGAAAGGAACAATTAATTATGGCGTTCAATAGACAGTCTATGAATGTAGACTTAGACGAGCATCTGGCTCCAACCGATATTGGTGGGACAACTGCTAATACCGGTTACTTCTGGGTAGGTGACTGTGATGCTGTAACGTTTATTTTCCGAACAGCGGCGGATTATACTGATACCGCGTGTGTGTGTACTGTGAACCAGGCGACCAGCTCTACGGGTGCCGGCGCTACGGCGATCGCAACGTTAACCGGATCGCTTGACGCTGCTGACGAAATGGGCGTGTTCGAGTTACAGATGGAAGATATGTTGGTTAATACTGGCCGAGATTATCTTTCGGCGGTCGTGACAGAAGCTGCTGACAATGGCGTTAACTACGCTAGTATCCAGGTTATCAAGGCTAAGTCTCGGTATAAGTATCACGGGATGACTACACCGGATGTGTATGATAGCATCTAAACGAGGAGATGTATAGATTATGGTGGTAGACGAGTACCTTTCATCCGATCATACCCAATCCTCCTCGTTCGAGTATTCGTCTACCATCAGAAAATGGTTACGGTTACCGACTCGGCATAAAGCTATTCTGGTGCCCGTAGCTGCAAAGAGAAAGAAAAAGTCTGAATCGGAAGATGAAGATAAAGATGAAAAGGAGATATTAGATGGCGACAGGTGTTCCAGGCCGTGATCTAAGTGCTAGATGGTTACAAGGTAGTCTCCAGATTGGTTATGCGGCGGGTTCGGCTTGGTATGTTAATAGTCAAACTGGAAACGCTCTTAACACTGGGGTTTCTTGGCTTAACCCTATGGCGACGATTGATCAGGCTGTAGATAAGTGTACTGCTAGTCGAGGTGACGTGATCTATGTTGCGTCGTGTCATGCCGAGAATCTGGCGGCTGACAGTGCAATAGATATTGACGTGGTTGGTGTGACTGTTCAAGGTATCCGGCGCGGACGCGAAATGCCGACTCTAACATATACCGCCGCTGCCGGCGATTGTAAACTCGCTGCGGCTAATACATCTATCCGCGATATTCGGTTTCTAGGCGGAATCGATGTTGGTACGGGATGTATAGAGGTTAGCGCTGCCGACTGTTCGATCATCGATTGTGAGTTCCGGGATGTTACCGGCGAAGCGACTGATGTTGTGATGTTGGTCGCTGGAGCCGACCGATGTCTAATCGACGGGTATAAACATTTTGGCGCGGCGGGAGCTGGTGGTAATTCGGCTATATCTATTAACGATGCCGATGATGTCGAGATTAAGAATTTTTATATCTACGGCAATTTCGCTGTCGGTGCAATAGATTTTCGTACAGCCGCTAGTGCACGGGCAAACATCCATGACGGTAAAATTTGGACTGAAAACGCAGCCGATATCGCTATTGTCGATACGATTACAACGTCAACAGGTATTATAGGCCCGAATTTGCAGCTTCTATTACAGGATGACGCTGCAAACGCTACGGCATCTATAACGGGTGCAACGTTTTCGTTGTTCGACCCGATCTATGTTTGTAATGCTGCTGCTGAGAAGGGATATTTGATCCCATGGACGGCGTCAACTGGTTAGGACACAATAAACGGACGGGGATGGGAACGGAGATATATCCGTTCCTATCCCTTGGGCGGACAGGAGGGTATATATGTCGGTATACACTAATAGACTGTTTTTTAATGCAGATAATGATACCGGGGCGGCTATAGCTGAAACGTTGGCGTGTGATGGGGTATATATACTCGAAGATGTCCGGTTGTCTATAGACGATTCTGGTGCAGTAGAAAACTTTACCGTAACAGTCGATAGCGCGTTGGGTGCAATATACGATAGGACGTTATGGACACAAGCGACGACTACCGGCGCGGGATCGTGGCGAATGGACCCGGCTATTCCCGTGGCCGTAGCCGATGGCGATGAAATAGATTTCGCGTGGGCTAATACGGGTGCGGTTGACTGGTCGATTACGGCGGTTTATCGGAAAGGAGCATAAAATACGGATGAACCAGAACGAGGAGAAATCTGAGTATCCGATAACGATCATCGGACAGGGACGCGGATGGGAGTTTGCCCGCGGTAACGAAGTTGGCGAAGTATGGGGCGTAAACTATCTCATCCTCTGGCGGGACATTGATCTATTGTTCCACATACACGATATGGATATGTTGCGTAGTAACGATCAGGAGCGGGTGTTTACGGAACTGATTATCGACCGGATAAACGAGACGCGGACACCGACCTATTTGTATAAACCCGATCCGGCGATTAAAACAGGGATCGTGTTCCCGTTAGATGAGTATATTGCAGAGTTCGGTACGGACTATTTCGCTCATTCGTTCGCGTTTATGTTCGCTCATGCGATACATGTCGGTGTTACAGAAATCAATACATACGGGTTTAATATGGCTTCATCGCTTGAATATTTTACCCAGAAAGCATGTGCAGAGTTCTGGATCGGGTACGCGATGGCGAAAGGTATTAAAGTCAACATTCATGGTCAAGAATGGAGTTCGTTGTTAGAAACGCAAGATCATAAGATATATGTGTATGATCGAGAACAAGCGCGTCCGAAAAGTTTTATTAAACTCAACTTTAGCGGCGGTAAAGGCGGCAGAAGCGACGGTAAAGGTGATAAAAGCGACGGTAAAGGCGACAAGTAGATGGCGTGGATTGACAACGCGTATATGCAGGCTTATTTCGGTGCAACGGCGTTAAGTGGTTTCGCCGCATCCCAGATCACGACTAAGATCAGTGTGGCCGAAGGTATGATCGAGAATTATCTTGATCGTACGATAGATTCCGCAACATATATCCAATGGTTCAATGGGTCTGGTACGCGATGGATGGTATTACCGCAGTATCCCATTACAACCATATATCGAGTAACGTCGAACCGGCAGAATGGGTTAAAACTTCAGAATACGTCTGCGGACGCCGACGAAGCTACGGCGTATATAGTCGATGGTTCGCTTATTCTTACAGTTATAGGCGGTACAAACGACGGTACGAGCAGTCTCACGTTATCGACTTATGCGACGTTAACGCTGTTGAAGGCTGCTATAGACGCGTTAGCAACCGGATGGTCGGTTACAGTCGAAAATGAAGGGGTTCCAGCCCACATTCGGCCTGTGGGTATCGGTGCATGTCTTAATACATTCGATTATTTCGAAATACCAGAAGATTCACGGGACGATGTGGTTATTGAACGTGATCAGGCGACTTTATACCATCCGTACGGGTTTATGGCCGGGCAACAGAACATATTTGCCCATTATATCGCAGGATATGGGACCGTAGACGAAGTGTTAAAAGGTGTTGAAGCGCAGTTAACGTTCAAACTGCTTAACACTGATACGGCTGATCCTAATATACGATCTGAAAAGTTGGGCGACTATTCGTATACTCAAGAAAGTCAACGGGCCAGTCCGTTAGACGAGTTTGAG